CGCCAGTCTGTAGACGATTTGGCGCCGTTGCACCGCCTACACGCCGGCACCAGATTTTCAGCCACCGTCAATCCACCAGCGGAGCGCGGCCGTACATGGTCGAGCGTGTCTGCAGGATCTGTGCAATATGCGCACTGATGGGCCCACAGCTCAAATAGCCGGGCTCTAAATCTATATTTGGTGGTGCGTTTGGGCTGTAGCTCGGTCTCGTCGATCAGGTGATCGAAGGCCATCAACGCTCCGCGATGATCGCCCAGCCCGTATTCGCACCCTCCACCATCCACCGTGGGCCGAAGTTCTTCCGGCTGTACTTCTGGAACCTGGCCACTGCGCTGATGGTGCTGCCGTTCACCAGATCCGCCTCACCTAACGGATCGTGAACGATCAGATCAGTTTTCGTGTGGCCCACCACGCACAGCCAATGCCCGCCGCCTGATGGTGCTGTTACCGGCCCACGGTGCAGATACCCGCAGGGCACCGGCACACCCTTAGCGATCTGATCCTCAAGCGTCCGCCAGCCGGCCACCTTGGTAAACGTGGCCTTGATGCCGTAACTCGACAACGCCCGCACCTGTGCCCGTGGGTCGATCGTGTCGCCGTACTGCAGCACCCGTTTCAGGTACTGGTCATCACCGTTAGGCCCGGAGAGCGTGCCAGGCTTGAGGTACTGCAGGAGCATGGCGCAGCTGGAGCTAAAACACATGCGCCGCGCCTGATCCGTTGCTGAATCAAGCTGCCCGTACCAGGGCACCTGTAGCGGGTTGCCGTAGTTCTGCTGCTGCAGCTGCTGCCCCACGAACAGCGCCACCTCTGCAGCCCGCCGGCGCGTCAGACCTGCCAGCACCTTCCCGCCGGCCTTGTTCCACCTTGGCAGTTCTTCGCTAGCCACCTTCACCGGATCTTGCCCAGCAAGTAGCCGTTTCCGCAGCGTGCTGTCTTGCATCGCACCCACTCCAACGTTGTAGGTCCAGCTCGCGAGCGCGGCCTGCTGGTTGGGCTTGAGTTTCTCGGCCGGTGGTATCGCACGGATAAGTGCATCGTGGAACCGCTGCAGGTCTAGCCCCAGCTGCTCATCAGCCTGTGCCTGCGTAATCGACTGGCCATCGCGGACCATCTTCCCGTTGATCGTGGTGCTACCCCATCCGATCGTGGGCACACCAGCCGGGCAAAGGTAGGCCGTCAATTTGCACCCCTCGAACTCCTTCACGATCTGCTGCGCCGGTGTCATCCACGCACCAGCAGGGACAGCCGCTGCAGGGCTACCAGCAGCGCGCCACAGCTCGGTGAACTCCTGACGCTGTGAATTGCTCATCAGCTGATCTAGCCGGCTTAATGCTGCCAGCTGGTGGGGCGTGAGACTCCCGCGTTTTGCGGCCTCTTCAGCTGCAGCCCGTACAGATGCGTAAGTCATGAGATGTCCGGCAGTTTGTCGCCAAGGGCCTTATCAACTCCGGCGTATCGCCGCCGCAACCACGGCTTGACGATCAGTTCCTCACCAGCAATCCACGCCAGACGCGCTAGCAGGATGTCAGCAATCAACCGAAGGTCGCTCATCGCCTAAACCGTCCCGAGGGCTTAGCATCTTCTTCTTCCTTGCGCAATGCGGGATTCAGCGTGTTGTATCCAACGGCAAACCCACCACGGCCAGCAATACCAACACCCATTAGTGGCAATGCGGTGAAGTAACACCGGTCAATTTGATCAGCGCTGCGGGCTGTAATGCGGCAATCGATTAGGTAAATGCTACCAACGATGACTGCAGCGGATGCGGCACCAGTTACAACTTGAGCACCGCCACCAATGGCAGCCAAGACTGAGCTAAGTTTCATTGTCTTGATTCAGCGGATGCCGGTTGAGTAGTGGGGAAGTGCAGTTTTGGCGCAGCAGCTGTAACGATCATCGGGACAATGATGCTGGCGGCCAATGCAATGCCAGCCCATTTCGCTAGTGCCCGCTCCAGTTGACTGATCCGCTTGAATGCCTCAGCCAGGTCTGATCGCTTCTCGCTAACGCTTGAGATCACCGCATCGAGCTTGCCTTCCAATGCGCCGAGCTTGTGATAAATGTCCCCATGGGACACTTCATGATTGTCGGCCATACCCGAAGGTCAGTACGAAATCAGTCTGCAGACCCCGCCTTTATCATCCCGGTCACAGCACCGTATTGGGCGTAATGTTAAAGCCATACTCTGGACTGATACCACGGGCATAGCTCCGTAAACCCATATTCAGCGCAAACGTGCCGTCAGCATCGTTTACAGCTGCGGTGGTGATTACAGGGTTGTACTTTCGGCCTGTATCACCAATCGGATTGGGCTCACCAAACGTAGCCGAGCCAATTACAAATTTTGGCACTGACTGCCGCAAGTCTGCAAACGATATGCCGGCAACCTTAAAGATGCTCCGAGAGGTTTCAGAACTAATGCCCTGAGTAGACGTAAGAGGCCCAAGGAATACAACAGCACTTCGCTCCTCATCGAACAATCCAGAATTACCTAGCAACACCCCACGAGTCTTAACGTTGTTGTAGCCATTAGACCCAAATTGTCCAACAAAACCCTCGGAAACAGGGCCGATAGCCGATGACGCGTTAATGTTTCTAAATGCCTCGCGGACTGTAAGCGAACGGGTGGCGTGGATAAATTGATCAAAGAAAGGCCCCTCTGTATCATTCGCCGGCTCAGCCCCAGTGGCTGTAAGAAGATGGATATGGTTCGGAAGGTAAGTAGAAGCATTTTTGTACCATGTGCGGTCATTAACCGCTGTACCCTGCTTGTACCAACCAGCACCGCCCAATTGATCAATGGTAATAGGCTGATCGTTAATCGATCCAATAAACGTATGGTGCGTCTGCCGCCATACCCATGGAGCGCTCACCGATGCGGCTCCATAATGCGCATTGCTAGAAGATTGGACAGAGTTTGAAACGCCGATAGCAGCGCTGCTGATTGATACAGCACCGCGAATATAGATGTTGCTCAGCCGTAACTGCACAATTCCATTGGTGGCAATGTATGGATGTGCCTCGCTACGCTCTTTGCGTGACGGCAAAATTGGTCCGAATACTATGCCTCGGATGTTTGCAATATCCAATGCGCCACCTTCCAGCAGCAATGGAGAAGTCTGAGTCCCGCCGGTATAAGTAGCAGTCTTGCCGTTGGTGATCCTAAGCTGATTTAGGAATGTATTGACGTTTGTCGTAACATCCGTCGTGAATGCACCACCAGGAAGCGGGGAGCTGCCTGTAATTACATCGCCTTGAGCGAGTTGACCATCTGCAACCGCTTTAATCAGATGCGGTACGCCAAGGAAATGGAATCCACCCCTAAAATCAACGCTACGCTTACATTGCATCTGCCGGCCACTTACCAGCATCCTAAGGCTGTTATCAGCCGATGCCGTAAGTTCAATCGTAAAAGGCCTAAAGTTTACGCGAGTATTATAACTTCCATGCCCTGAACCATCAAAATAGTTATTATCAGTAGTGGCATCACCCAGGTTGGTTTCAGGGAAGATCAGCGGCCAGCCAGATTGATTTGGATCGCTAGCCCTGAACACCACGTTGCATTCCCATACCGAAGTGGGATCGTACAAACCAGGCGCAATACGAACCTCTACAGTTTGATTTCCGCCGCCAATAACTGCGTTTGCGTACTCTGCAGCACGCGCAAGCGTCGGAATCGCCCGTGTTGGCACAGTGGGGGGATTATCAAACATCGAATCTAAGTTTCTATCCGCTGCTGAACCCTGCACATAAATAGTAATCGTGCCTGTAGCAGCACTCACCAATCGCTGCGCTTGCCGCCAGCGGTTCAAACCCGCAACTGTTACAACGTCGGGGTTAGCCTCAACTGCAGCATCAGTGCTGGCTACAGGTGCGTTGCTGCCTGTCGCCGTAAGCTGCGCAATACTGCCCAGCCTAACCGCACCAGCTCTGGTGGTTTTGGCCTGTGACTGATTGCCAAACTCTGCTGTGCCGCTGATTATTACATCTTGAAGTCTGGCAGTGCTACCGACATTGATACCATTCGGAAAATCAGTCTGCTGTGCCTGATCTAAGCCAACACCTCCAAGATTCTCAGGGCTAATGGTGGCACCTGTAGCAATATCCTCTAAGCCCTTAGGTGTTACCTCGTATCCATCTTCATTTGAGCCCTTAGGCACAACACGGCCACCGGCTGAGCTTGTAAAGTAATAGGTAAACTTATTGAACTCGGACATATCCTGCTGCGCAGCAGGCATTGCCTTTGAGTAGTTACCAAATCCCGCCCACTCCCATTGGTGGTTATAGAGCCTAATTGTGCTGGGCCTGCGGAATTCAACAGCGTAATTTCCGCGTCCAGTAGAGGCGCCACCTGATGGTGCAGTTGGAAAATCAGTAGCACTTGACGGGTCCAACTCACGAGCAGTTGAGACCTTAGGTACCAATGCTGCATGAGCTGCAGCATCGCTATAACCCATTGCACGCAGGAAAGCATACACACCCAAATAGTCAGTACCCGAGCGGTATTGATCACGGATTGAGCCGGCAGCAGTCCATACCGTGGCCCAGTTAATCCCTAGCGTCGTTGACTCCTCAATATCTGAAGTATCAGTGTCAAATACCAGAATTGGCGCTTCTTGGCTAATCGGATCCTCTGGATTGAATCCAGACGCCATATGCACATAGCACTCTCCCCACAGCGTTGGATCAGGTGCTGTACCAACGCTTACGAAAGTTGACTTTGCCTGCCAGTGTTTACCGGCATATCTAACAACAGTCCCGATACGATAAAACGTATTCGGGGCATACGTTTTACTAGGTGCGCCGCGACGAATTGTAAGCTCGCTAGTACGCAACACGCCGCCAGTCGGTAGCGGCCCAGTGCCTGCATTGCTTACCAGCAGCACCTCTTCACCACCAGCAGCTAGCAGCCGGCTAATAGCTCCACTAGCGCGTACAGGGTCGGTCTGCAACACCGCATCACGTTGCGGCAATCTTGCGCTGGCCGTATTCGACAGGATCAAAGAAACCCGCCGCTCAGACACAGTTCGGGTGTCAACTACCCGACGGATATAAACCCGACGGCCAACTACATCAAGTCCACCTGGCACGCTGCTGCCACTCTCCAGCAGTTCACCAGTAATGTTGATTTGTGCAGGAGCACTGCTAGACCACGCCGAGGCGTCAAGCGTGGCACGCCAATCAGGCCCATTAGGATTTTCAACCCAAACCCTTGTGTCGCTTGCGAGTGTGTAACCAGCAGCAAGTAAGACTGCCGGCACGCTATTTGATGTAGCATCGACTGCTAAGCCATTGCTCAGTGTGATCACACTGCCACTGGCAGATGCAACAACGCCTAGATCAATGCGACGGATATTGCTGAGCTTCTCGCTAAGGTTAAGCGGGACTTTGATATTAGACAGCGCCCAGTTTTTGTCCTTGCCAAACGCGAAGTCTTTATACCCCTTTGCATGAGCTGAGCATCCACCAAAGGTAGAATTGCCCCCATTATCAGTAATCTCGCCGCCGTTATCAGCCATCGTCACTTCTGACTGGCCGATACCGAAGATAGAAACCTTTTGAATATACGCGTTGTTTACCGCCGAGACATGCCGCGTCTGACGTGCCGGGTTGCGCCGTACATTGTCAGGCGAGGCATTGATATACTTTTGATAATCTTCGGCAGTATTATTCAGCGTCACCCAGCTGCTATTTTCATAGACCTGCCAGCAGCGCATATCCTTCTGCTGGTTAGTGTCGGTGAAATTGGCACAGACCATGCTCTTCAGGCCACTCAGCTTGGCGCCGTCCCAGAACGCCCCGCCCATCCCGTACTCAGACCGTACGGACCAATTGAAGATATAAGGGCTAGCTCCTCTAGTCGTATCCCATGCCGAGCTAGGCGACTGAGATTGATCGATAGGGCCAACAATCTCATACTCAGTAGCTCTAGTAACAAGCAATGCGCTTGCCAGATCAGCACCAGCGCCAACAGCTGCCTGAATCTTGGAGTAGAAACTATCGAGCTCAGCTTTACTAGCAGGCTGGAATGTATCCAACAAGTGGACAGACTCGGCATGGCCGATCTTGTCCATTGTGGTGGCATTAAAGAAAAATCCAGTGCCAGATACTTTTAGAATGGCCCGGCGGTTACTATAATCAGCTGCTTCATCTACAACCGGTGTAACCCAGTTGGGTCGGATACTTGTCTTTCGCAGGTCTCCGCCATGCATGGAACATCCACGCGGTAGCAGCACGCCGCCGGTAGTGGGGTTGAACGCAATAAGCTCCTCAATGGTCGGATCCTTAACGGTACCCCAGCTGGCAAGGCTGGTGGAGCCGCTGCCAGGGTCGTTATACACAATATGAACGCCACCGCTCAAAACGATGGTTACACAGTCAACATGGGCCCGTGGATCGCTAAACGAGTACCAGTTTTTTGAAGTGATAATTGCAGCTTCGATAGCCGCACGGTTGATCGTCTTAAACGGTCGTGCTGATGTATAGCCGCACTCCAGCCGCTGCAGCTCAATTCGCTTCAACTTGCTAGCAATGATCTCCTCGTCGGTATCGCCAGCCTCATGGCTGTTGTAGGCGCCACCAACGAATCGATCAGAACCGATGTACGAATCAACATATAGGGTGAATGGCGCATTCAGTGGATCTGCCTGCGCTAGCGCACCCGCTACAACGGACGGATTGCCGCCAAGCTGCCGGAGCATGTCCACCAGCGCGGCAATTTGCTCTTTTGCTACGGCCTGACTGGCAGCAACATCAAGAGCGCCGCTTTGCCCTGCACGCTGCAGTTGGCCCATCTGAGCGCTACATCACATTCCTACGCTCAGGCTATGGAGCTTGACAATTTTTCCTTCGACAACGCGATCTTGCCCGTAGCCACAAATTCAGCACTTAGCAAAATCACGTCCCCTGCCTGCGTATTGACACTGGTTTTTCCTAGCAGAATGTCCGTTTCATAAAACACCCGTTCAGGGACAAGGGGGAGACTAGCGCTGCGCTGATCCATCAACTGGAATCGAGCGCGGGCCTTGCTTCCTTGATTTGTCAGCATCATCAGCCGGAGCATCCCTAACCCACTTTGCTCGCCACTTATAAAGCGATGGTCGATTTCACCATTAAAGCTGCCAGCGCCCCTCAGCATTCCTTTAGCTGATTCACCGAAGGTCTGGCCGATTGCATTATGATCCAGCTGTGTGGCATCCATCTCAAATACCCAGCCGGTTAAGTCACACTGGATTTTCCACCCGCGCTCCTCAGCATCAGCGGCTGTCACCGTTAACAGCTCTGGCACAGTCGCTAAGTCTTCCGCCGGCTGCTCACCGTCAACAATCTCAGCATTACCGATGCTTTTTAGCAGCTGCAGCGCTTGAACCGCATAAGCTGATCTACTGCCTAACGTGACAATCAGCGCACCTGAGAGCGTGGTAATAGAGTCACCGCCTAACGTCACAAGCCGTTGCGTACCGCTGTCATTCACGGCTGGAAGAATGAGCATCGTGCCAGGTGACACATTGCGCAAGGGAATCAGACCTTGACTGCCGCCGTTGATCGCGTCTAGCTCAGTGCTGTAGAACCGCACATCATCTATTTCATCACGATGGATAAATGCTGTAACGCTCTGCCTAAATCCGACTGTTTGGCTTGATTCCCAGAATGCTGCCGATGCGTTGGCACTCCAGAATCCATCATTAGAGGTGCGAGCTGCTAGCGCTGGTCCAACAGCATTAACGCCACCAGTCCAGAATGCATGGCCATCAGGGCATGGTGCTGCCCCGTTCGTTCCCACACCGAGAGGCACGCCACGTAACGATAGCAGCAGCACTTCGTCACCAGACTGGAACGCCTGATCTGTAACGTCTAAAGATGGATTCGAGCTACGTTGTAGCCGCTCATCTGCAAGCGCTGTAGGCGCTGCCCATTCACGGCTCAGCTCAATAATCCCGTGCTGGCCGAGAACTGCCATTAGAGCGCAGGGATAGGCTTGCCGTTAATTACAAAACTGATGCTCACCTGAGTGCTATCACCAACGTTGGTAGCGATGCCCTGCGAATTGATGAGCGCTGGCCCAGATACAGCACGGCCACTGCCTTTGTAGATGATCATCTCCAGATTGTCCGGCTGTTCACCGTCATCAAAAATACGGCTCATCAAACTCACGGTCGCCGGATCGTCGGTCTTATACAGAAGCGTTGCTGAGCCGCTGGTGGTTCGTTTGCCATAGGCAAACTCATCATCCATATCACCAATGCCGGTAATCTCCAGCGTTTGCCGCTGCGTTTCCATGCTGATACTGCGGACCTTAGCCACCTTTTGGCCCAGATACCTCACCTCACCATGAGTTGAGTTTGCAACAGTCATCAGCCAGTCTCGACCTTTCCTTACAGCCTAAGCTCCGCTCTAAAGCTACACCTACAGCTAATCCGCTTGCCGCCCGGCACTCGGCTGCCCTCAGGGGGACCGGCCCAGTACCACTTAAGGCCTGGGCCAGGATTGAGCAAATCCACGTCGGTCAGATTTTTGCTGACAATGGCAGGGAATGCCACATCATCCACAGCTCCTCGCGCTGCGTCATGCGCTGCCTTGATCTGCGCATACGCTGCCTGGCTGATATTGGAGAACTCCAGCGTCATCGGCGCATCGCTTGCCTTACTGCCCCACAGCCTGACGCTACGAACGCCAGACTGTGAGCGCATTTCGGTTACAGGCCAGCTGGGCTCGCCAAACTCATGGCCTGTTGGCTGTATCGCTGGAAACTGAACCGTCATCGCTGAATCACCCATGCGGCCTGGTTGTCCCAGTCTGCAGCCACCAGCAGACCTCCCGATGCGTTGGTAGGCATGTGAACAGCCTCGATGTCATACGCGCCATCTTCAGTAGGCGTGATCCTGCTGATCTGATACGTTCGCACCTGAGTGCTCACCTGCTTAACGGTGAACACAATCCCGGTTGGTGAACCTATCCCGCCAACGATCGTCAATTCACCCGCATCATTGACGGCGCCATCGCCGTCCCAGCTCACCACGTTGTAACTGCCATCTACTAGCGCGGTAGTGCTTACAACAGTACCGTCACCCAATACAACGCCATTATTGAACTGATCGTAAACGGTGGCATCCATAGCCACCCTGATCAGGTCACCAGGGCCGACGCCTGTCGTGATCCCCTCCAGTCCGTCATAAGTGGTCTTGAATCTGATGGTGTGATCCCGTAGCCTCCGCATCCGCAACTGGAACTTGGCAACATCTATTGCATGGTTCTCATTGGTGCAGAAATCGCTAAGGTCAATAGCCTCGATCGGCAGGCTATCGCTTCCGTACGGTGGCGCCTCATAAACCAGGACTTCACGCTCAAGCGGGAATAACCCCGGATTGGCCGGGTTGGTGCTACTCCGTTCCTGCCGCCACTTCACGCTAACCCGTGCCGGCTGGCGTTCCTCTACAGGGATTGACTCAAACTGAAAGCTGCCCTCGGCAATGTTCCCAGCGGTAAACAACGCCTTGTGGGTAACGGTGCCAAAGGTGATAAACGGCACCAAGTCATAACGCCCGTTGACCTCGCGGAAGTCCAGCAACATTGCACCGGCTGTGTCCGCTATCCATTGACGCGGTGCAGTCTGGTTGATGATTACACCACCATCAAAGAAGTATTTCCGATCTAGGCACCATTGCGCAGCAGCCTGGAAGTTAGGCAG